AGGACTCCTCCTCATTACGTCCTCGGGGAGCTCGTCAACGTCTCCGGTGACGCCTTGAAGGCCGCGGAGACCGGGCTCGTCAAGAAGGTGACGCGCAAGATGGCTCCCTTCGGGGAAGGTCACGAGGAGGCGATGCGCCTCGCCTTCAAGAGCATGGATTCCACAGACCCTCGTGCGAGCGCGACCGAAGCCGAGACGATCTGGCGCGACCCCGAGTCCCGCTCTGCAGCCGAGCTCGCTGACAGCCTTGCCAAGCTGGCTGGCATCGGAGTCCCCCAGGAAGTGCTCTGGGAGAAGTTCGGTTTCTCGCCCCAGGAGATCGACCGCATGAAGGCGATCCAAGAGCAGGAGACCCTCATACAGTCGATCGCGCCCGATCGCCAGTCCCTGCGGATCTCCGAGGTTGTGGCCCCCGATGGTCAGGTCGCCGCCACCGCCCCGGCGGCGACGCCGGCACCTCCAACTCCGGCGAAGAATGCCGGTCCGTGAGCGGTCGGTTCGCCTAACCGACCGCTACCGCACACGCGTCTCCGGCCTGGCCGATGTCGCAACCCGGCACGTCGAGGCAACGTGGAATCTCAACCCCGCTGACCTCGACGCCTCCTTCGCGCCGTGGCTGGCCCGCGCAAGCGCCGCGGTTACGGGAGCCCAACGTCAGGCCGTCAGGGCGACGATGGCCTACCTCCCCAGCTACATCGGCTCCGAGCTTGGCAAGCCCGCTCGCGTGGTTCCTCTCGACAGCGCCAGGTACGTCGGTCTCGCTCGCGACGGGCGACCGATCGCAGACCTCCTCACCGGGGCGCTGATCAGCGTCAAGGTAGGACTCAAGGACGGCAGGCCGATGGAGGAGGCGCTGAAGCTCGGGCTCGAGCGCGCCAAGCGCAACGCGAACTTCTCGGTCTGGACCGCCTCCCGCAACTCCCTTGCGGATGCGATGGCGGCTGACAGTCGCATCGTCGGCTACCGGCGAGCGGTGCGGGGAACGTGTGATGCGTGTCTCGGATTGGCTGAAGAGGCTTACGCACCGGCCGGGACTCCGCTGGAAGTCCACCCAGGATGCGTCTGCATTTCCGAGGGCGTCGTTTACGGCGCCACCCACACCAACCTTCGCCCGACCGGCCTCGCCATCATCGCCGCGATGACTGTCGCCGAGCAGGACGCCCGATTCGGCGAGGAGAAGGCGAAGGCCTTGCGCGACGGAGACATCGCCCTAGCTGACCTTGCTTCCCACTCCCCGATGAAGGCCGAGGACGACGTCCTGACCGTCAAACCCTTGAAGGATTTGCCCATTCCACCCGCCGCAAAGGCGAATGAAAGGACATAGTCGCAATGACTGACACCGATACGGCCTCACCTGACACGAGTACGACCGACGACGCTGCAACGGCAACCGCTGGCGACCCAACTCCCGACGCCTCCCTCGGGGCTGCGGGTGAGAAAGCGCTTGAGGCGTTCAAGGTAAGAGCGCGCGAGGCCGAGAAGCAGACGAAGGATCTCGCCGCAAAGGTCAAGAAGTACGAGGACCGCGACAAGAGTGAGTCTGACAAGGCCGCCGAGAAGGCAGCCGAGGCCGAGAAACGGGCGACTAACGCCGAGACCAAGCTGATGCGAGTCGAAATCGCAGCTGCGAAGGGGCTCGACCCTGACATGGCCGCGAGGCTCGTCGGAGATACCCGTGAGGAGCTGGAGGCCGACGCCACCGCGTTCGCCAAGAAGATCAAGGCTCCCACCCCCGGATTTGACGGAGGCGCTCGTTCCGCCGCCCCCGATCTTGACGTTGACGCCGGAATCCGCCGCATGGCGGGTCGGGCGTAGCACCTTTTCACCTCCCCTAGCCGCAACGGCGACCGGGTCACTCCGCAACGGAGATCCATACCGATAGACAAAGGAGTGATCCGAAATGGCTGTTTACAACTCGCTGACTTCGCGTACCGAAGCGCAGCCGCTGATGCCCGAGGAGGTCTCCAACAAGTTCTTGGAGGGCCTCTCCAACAAGTCGGCCGTGCTGGAGACGTTCACCCGAATCCCGGTTGGACGCGCTCAGGTGCGGCTCCCCATCCTCTCGGCTCTGCCGAGCGCCTACTTCGTCTCCGGCGATACCGGGCAGAAGCAGACGACCGAGGTCAACTGGGACAACAAGTACCTCAACATCGAAGAGGTCGCCGTGATCGTTCCGATCCCGGAGGCTGTCCTCGATGACGCCGCCATGCCGATCTGGGATCAGGTCCGGCCTCTGTGTGAGGACGCCACCGGTCGAGCGATCGACGCTGCGGTGTTCTTCGGCACCAACAAGCCCTCCTCGTGGGGGACCGCGATCGTCACCCAGGCCACGACTGCGGGCAACTCCGGCACGATCGGCACCAACGCCGGTTCAATTGGTGGCATCGTCGCCGACCAGAACGACGTCCTGACGCAGGTGGAGAACGATGGTTACGACCCCACGTCGGGCGTTGCCGCTCGCTCCATCCGCGGCAAGGTTCGCCAGGCGCGCAACTCCTACGGTGACCGTTTCGCGGAAATCTCGGTGACGAAGGACACCGCCGAGATCGACGGCGTCAGCTACACGTTCCCGATGCGGGGGCAGTGGCCGACCGCCGGCACGACCGCTCGGGCCGTGATGTACGACCCGGTGCGGTTTGTCTGCGGCGTTCGTCAGGACGTGACCTGGAAGCTGCTCGACCAGGCCGTGCTGACCGACGCCGCCGGATCGATCACGCTCAACCTCGCCCAGCAGGATTCGGTCGCTCTGCGGCTGGTCATGCGCGTGGGGTGGCAGGTCGCGAATGTCATCAACTACGACAACGCGACCGAGAACACCCGCTACCCGGCGGGCGTGCTGCTCGGTTCCTGAATGTGAGAGGGGCGGGGGCTTCGGCCCTCGCCCCTCCCTTTTACGAAAGGAGCCGAGATGCCCGCGATAACCAATCCGCGTGATCTGGTCCGGCTGGAGATCGGAGACACCACCGCCGATGCCCTCTTCACCGACGATGAGATCGCCGTCTACGTCGCCAACCGCCAGGAGGTCTACTCGAGTGGCGGAACGGTCACGAACATCACCCTCGCCGCTGCGGATCTCTGCGACGTTCTTGCCACCCGCTTTGCGCGGGGCTTCAAGTTCTCCGAAGATGGGCAGTCGTTTGACCCGGGCGAGAGGTCGGGGTTCTACGCCGCCCGAGCGAAGGATCTGAGGGCCAGGAGTGGAAGCGGTTCCGCCCCGCTCGTCAGCCCGACGAGCACCGCCGTCGGAGACAACCTCTACAGCTTCGGCGGCACGATCCGCTAGCCGCCCGATAAGCGTGGCCCAGCCCCCCGGTGGCGGGTGTGCTGGGCTGCGATTTTCAGCCACCAACGCCACCACGAAGGAGCCACCAATGACAGAGGACAGACCGAAGCTGCTCTGGCACTCGAACTCTCCCCTAGCGAGCACAGGGTATGGCGCGCAGACGGCACTATTCGCACCACGCCTCGCCGAGCAGTTCGACCTCGCGATCAGCGCCTTCTATGGCCTAGGGGGCGCCCGCATCTCCTACGGCGGCATCCCGATATTCCCGGGCCTCGAGAACGCATTCGGGAATGAGCAAATCCAGGGCCATACGGAGTCGTTCTTCGGAGGCGGTGACACGAGCCGGTCCCACCTTCGCGACGGCTTGGTGTTCACGCTGATGGACGTGTGGGTGCTGGAGCCGCGGGTCTGGCGAACGATGAACGTCGCGTCGTGGGTTCCGGTCGATCACAGCCCAGCTCCGCCGGCAGTCCCTCAGTTCTTCAAGCAGACCGGCGCGGTGCCGATCGCCATGTCGCGGTTCGGCCAGGAGCAGTTGGCCGAACTCGATCCTCTCTACGTGCCGCACGGTTGCGATACGAACATCTACAAACCGCGAGAGGACGCCCGCAAGCGCGCAGGACTCTCAGAGGACGCCTTTGTGGTCGGCGTGGTGGCGGCGAACAAGGGCAACCCCTCGCGCAAGTGCTTCCCGCAGATCCTCGAAGCCTTCGCCGCCTTCCGCCAACGCCACGACGACGCTGTGCTCTACCTGCACACGGAGCTTCTCGGCAAGGCCCAGGGAGTGAACCTGCCGAGGC